GCACTCAACTCAGAGTTCATCGACTGGTATGTGCAGCTGCTTGAATATGTTGCAGGACGTAGTACTGTCTATTGCTGGATGGAGAACAACAAACTGCAGGACCCTTTCTTCCAGCAGGTGTTCCGTCCGCTTGTGCGCAAAGTACGCAAGGAAAAGAATATTACTCTCTATATTCAAGGTGACGAGGAAAAGAAAACAGACAAGGCAACACGTATTGAAGCGAACCTTGAACCTATGAATCGTGAGGGTAATCTTATTCTGAATGTAGATGAGCAGGATAATCCACACATGAAGGAACTCGAAGATCAGTTCAAACTTTTCACCCTTTCAATGAAATATCCTGCCGATGGTCCTGATGCCGTAGAGGGTGGAAACAGAAAGATTGACCAGACCGCACAACGAGCAGACCGACCGCTCACACAGACCAGAAGAAGCGTAAGAAACAAAAACAAATACAGAATATGAGCCGATTTATAGACATCAAGGACTATGACGCAAGCGTACATAGGGAGATTCTCGACGCACTTGTTAGAGACGATGAGACTCTTGTAGAGATATGTGAAGATAGGGCTATCGCTGAAATGCGAAGCTATCTTAATAAACGCTACGACTGTAATATGATATTCTCCGAAACAGGTGAGAAGCGTAATCAGCTCATTCTGATGATGGTGATTGACATTGCAGTCTATCACATCTTCTGCATCCATAATCCAATGAAGCTCTCTCAGGTGCGCAAAGACCGATACGAGAGAGCCGTGGAGTGGATGAAAGCCGTAGCAAAAGAGGATATATCCATTGATGGAGCACCGCTACTGCCAGAAGACGTAAGAGCTGCTAAAGCTCCGTTGATGTTCAAAAGTAATACGAAACGAGTAAATAGATTATAATCATGAGCAAGAAGAATACACGAATTACTATCAGTGGGAATATTCCACGTCCCGGGCAGAAGCAGCCTGCCATTGTAAGGATTACGCAGCCTAAGCGCTTCAATATCGACACGGCTGACTTCATGACGGCTGTCAGGGCTGCCGAGAACGTTGACTATTCGCAGCGTACTAAACTCTATGACCTCTATACAGACATATTACTTGACACACATCTTTCAAGTGTCATAGAGAAAAGAAAGAATGCTGTACTATGCTCAAGTATTGAGTTTCAGCGTAAGGGAAAGCCCGACGATGCTATCAATGAGCAAATACTATCACCGTGGTTCTATCGCTGCGTGTCTGATATCCTTGATGCTCGCTTCTGGGGTTTCTCATTGCTTCAGTTCTACAAGAACAATGAATGGATAGACTACGACCTCGTGCCACGCAAGCATGTGGAGCCTGTACGGAAACTTATTCTCACCCAACAGACGGACTTATTGGGTATATCTTGGGAGGAATTTGCCGACCTGCTATTCATCGGCCGAAGTACTGACCTCGGACTACTGGCAAAGGCTGCTCCCTGGGTTATCTATAAGCGCAACACCACTGCCGACTGGGCGCAATTTTCAGAAGTTTTTGGAATGCCTATCCAGGAGTATATCTATGATACAGATGATGAAGACGCACGTATACGAGCTCTGAATGATGCAAACTCAATAGGTTCGCTTGCTACATTCATTCATGGCAAGGATACGGAGCTGCAGCTACGTGAAGCAGGAAACAAGACTGGTTCCGCAGATGTCTACGAGCGACTTGTAGAACGCTGTAACAGCGAGATTTCAAAACTAATCCTTGGTAACACGCTGACAACGGAATCATCAGAAAAGGGAACGCAGGCACTGGGAACAGTACATAAGAAGGTGGAGGAAAATGTTGCCAAGGCTGATCGTGAATATGTACTCAACGTGTTGAACTATGATATGACCGATATATTCTCACACATGGGCATCAACACAGCTGGTGGTAAGTTCTGCTTCCCTGAGAAGAAAGACGTTGATCCAGATACGGAGATGAGCGTACTTACGCAACTGCACACGACTTTCTCTCTTCCTATTGATGATGATTACCTTTACGAGAAATTCGGTGTTGAAAAGCCTAAAGACTATGACAAGCAGAAGCATCAAAAAGCACGTGAGGAAAAACTAAAACAGCAGACAGGGGTAGAAGATTCTGATGACATCATGCAAATACCAACTATCAAAAGTCAACCCTCAAAGTTCAAGAACCGTCTGCGCTCTTTTTTCGTGAAAGCCCCGAAGGACGGGGCTCGTTTAGACTGGTAGTCAACAATACCTACTTCGATGCTGAGGATGCGCCGTCTATGGATATTCAGATAAGTGAGACTGTTTTGAGAGAGGCACTTGAGAATATCTACAACAAGAAGTTCAATGTGAAGACTGACATAGAATCATATCTCTATAAAGCTGTACGGGACATCTTCAACCAAGCTACAGACGAGGCTTTCGTATCTTCCGATCATGACAAGGAATTCCAGCAGCAGCTCAAACACAGCAATGAGGTATTCTCTGCATTCAAGGTGCACCGTGCGCAAAATGATATGGCTGCACGACTGCTGGATTCAAATGGTAATTTAAAGTCGTTCAATCAGTGGTTGAATGATGTTCTACCGATTGCCTCTCATCAGTGTGGTTCTTGGCTCAAGACTGAATATGACACGGCTGTACTCCGTGCGCATCAGGCTGCAGACTGGCAGCAGTTCCGCCGTGAGCGAGATGTGCTGCCTAACCTCAAGTGGATGCCCTCAACCAGTCTGCATCCAGGAGAAGACCACCGGAAGTACTGGGGTACGATACGCCCGATTGACGATAAGTTCTGGACGGAACATCGCCCAGGGGACAGATGGAACTGTAAGTGCAGCCTGACGAGTACAGACGAGGCGGTTACGCCTGTGCCTGCTGAGGATGTACACTCCGAAGCGCAGGCTGGGTTGAAAGGCAACCCTGGCACAACGGGCGAGACGTTCTCTGACGATCATCCGTATTTCCCAAAGTCGTGCGATAGTTGTCCGTTCTATAATCCGAGTTTAAAAGACAAGTTAAAGAGTTTGTTTACGAATAGAGTAAAGGATTGTTACCATTGTCCTTATGTAGATGGGTGCATATACGGAACAGAGAAGAATGAAGTTAAAGAGATAAAAAAGGAGGCACGCAAGCAGCTACAAGGTACAACTATTACCACTCAAAACTTTGGAAGAGAGATTGGCATATCACGAAGAAGCATAGATGAATGGACCAATCAGCCACATGTACACTATGCTGAAAAGAATAGGATGTTACTTAACATTGAGGAAGTCCTTGATTCAGCAAAGTATGTAGGTAGAAAGTCAGACAATAGTACCAAACCTGGTTCTAAATGGATTCATCTGTTTGAAACAAAGATACAAGGTGAAAAAAGCTGGATCATCATAAAGGAGTTTCAAGATGGAACGACAATATTATACAGTATTTCAGACAGTCCAAATATCTTAAAAGGTCTAAACGAAAGATAGCCCATCTTCACGGCTGGAAATACAATCCAACATAGAATCAGAGCTATCTGATGCAAATATACAATTTATAATCGAATAAAGCAAGCAAATGGACATAAAAGATTTCTCGGAGCTTATAAAAAGTCAAAGCAGAGACCTTGATAAGCTCATGCGACGGCAACTTCCAATCAAGGTCGGACGTATGGCAAAAGACCATTATCAAGAGAACTTCCGTCAAGGAGGTTTCGTGAACCGTGGCCTGCAGAAGTGGCCTGCAACAAGGCGACAACAGTCTGGCGCAACCTCTGCTGCAGCATCCTATGGTCCTTTGCTGTCAGGACGAAACCATCTTTTCTCGTCCATAAAGTATATGCCAGGCGACTATCGTGTGACGGTATCAAACGACCTTCCGTATGCTGCCATACACAACCAGGGAGGAACAATCAGCACAACCGTAACACCCAAGATGCGACGTTTTGCCTGGTATATGTACTATAACACTTCTGGAAGGCCGCCGAAGGGACAGAAAGGGAAGAAGAAAAGTCCGGCGCAGTCAGCTTCACCGCAGGCAGAGTTCTGGCGTAACCTTGCACTCACCCGGAAGCAGAAGCTGACTGTGAAGATACCCAAACGTCAGTTCATAGGTAAAAGCGAAGAGCTGACGAAGAGCATCAATGAGAAAATAGAACAGGAAATTATAAATATCTTAGGATTATAGAATATGGAAGCAATTTTTACATCTATCCTCAATCTCATCAATCGTGAGATGCCAGAACTGTCGCTCGTAGATGAGGACTACGGACAGCTTGAGACAGCGGAGGACACCTACCCAGTAACATTCCCATGCGCCCTCATTGGCAATATGGAAGCCGATTGGGAAGAAATAGGTATGGGAACACAAAAGGGCGTGGTAACGCTTACAGCACGGCTTGCCATCGACTGTTACGACGATACACACATCAGCTCTGGAACTACAGAAAAAACGGAAGAACGCTTACGGCTGGCAAACCGCCTGTACACAGTATTGCAGTGTTCACGCCACTGTGATAGCATGGGACCACTATACCGCACGAAAACAAGGTTCTATTCGCTCCCAGGTATGATTAAGGTCTATGAGTACATCTTCCAGTTTGAAATGCACGACGGTTCTGCAGCAGAATAAATAATAAAAGGTAGAAGATTTCCTTTTTCTTCTACCTTTTATTTCTGAAACAGCTCTAACTGACGTGCTGTCAACCTTGGCATTCTAACCTTAGGGACAGGGCGCACCTGAATATCTTTTATCTCACGACACTTGCGTCGTATAATACTCATGATACGTTCTTCACTGATAAAGAACTCCTGCTTGGATAGAATACACAGTGCATCATCAAAACGGAGACGTCGCTCCTCCGTCCAATAATAATAACGACGGCAAAGAGCCTCGTCACGTAGTGCTATTAATTCCTTATCACGTCCTTTACTCATATCTGCAAAATTAACAAATAATCATCTTATTTGCAAGTCTTTACACATTTTTATCTGCTTATTACAAATAAAAACCGCCCAAATGTGTGTTCGTACACACTAATGGACGGTTTTATTCTTAAACAGGAGTTAGTTAATGATTTTTATCTGTTATAACCTACAGAAGCTTGGTTCTACGCGTTCCC